CTACTTTTCCCGAAGCCTTACTTTATTGCGGGCGCTGCGTCTGCGTTCATCCTCCAGAGCAGCGTAATGGCGCTTGGTCGTATTTACATCCGAATGTCCAAGCACATCTGCCACCAGATAGATATCACCGGTCTCACGGTACAGATTTGTCCCATAAGTACTGCGCAGCTTATGAGGGGTTATGGGTTTTAAAGGTGACACGGTCCTGGCGTATTTCTTTACCAAATTTTCCACACTCCTCACAGCCATCCGTTTACGCTGGAGGGAGAGGAAGAGAGCATCCTCGTGCCCCGCTTCCGGAATAATGCGGTCCCGTTCCTCCAGATAATCCAGCAGTGCATCCTCCACCTCTGTGCCGAAATATACAGTAACCTCTTTCCCGCCTTTCCTGTAAATACGGATACCGCCGTTTTTAAAATCAATATCAGAAATATTGAGCCCCACACATTCGGACACGCGGATACCGGTTCCCAGCAAAAGAGTCAATAATGCCAGATCCCTTACTTTTGTCTTCAGGTGGTAACTTTTCTGCTTGTCTGTGAGCTTATCCCCCTGTTCCACCTCATCCAAAAGAAGAGCAACCTCATCCACATCAAGGCGGATGATCTCTTTTTCATGAAGTTTGGGAAGCTGCACCAGGGCGGCCGGATTATTTTTAATCCGCTCATTTCGGTAATAATAATTATAGAAGCTTTTCAAAGAGGAGATTTTACGCATGATCCCCCTTTCTTTATTCATAACCTCCTGGTTTTTTTCATTAAATCGATACTTAAGGTATTCCATATACTCTTCAAAATCCGTCACGGAAAGCTGATCTAAATGTTCAAGGGTAATATCCATGATCTCTTTTTTGGCAAGAACGGGATTTTCCTTGTGGAGGAAATCAAAAAAAACATGCAGGTCATAGGCATATGCGATACGTGTCCTGGATGAAGTCCTTGGCTCGATCCCCCGGAAAAAATCCCCGCAAAAGGGCGGTAAGTCCTTAATCAAATGGCGAAGCTTTAATATATTTTCCCTGTCTATCTGTTCATGATAGGATAAATTACTCATATTATAAGAACCTCCTTTCACCAGGAACGATTATCTGACATTACTGGTCTGTTTTATATTCTAGCCTTATAAATCATTGATTGTCAATTATTATTTAGAATATAATATTAAATGTTGGTTTGTTGAGGGCAGGAGAGGAAAATGGATTGATTTTTCGTGGTTTGGTTTACATAAATATTTTATGTAAACTGTTGTATGAAATCTGTTGTATGAAATTGTCAACAATCATGAATGAAGGGCGGAAGAGAAGGAGTTTGATTAATTGTGATAGGGTATATTATGGATTTTATCAATTATGCCCTTGATTCAATTACGATTTGATTCCTATGAGAGTAAAAGAGAAATTGCAGCCGGCCATATAACTACATTGATTTGTTAATTATTTAACATATTTGAAAATATAATTATTTCTATAAACAAAAACCTTATATAAAAAGCATAAAGCTTGTACAATAAGGAATCGATCAGAAACCAGGAGATATTGAAGATGCTCCTGGATATAATTATAATGGATATAATATATAAAAGGAAATACTCAGCGATACCTGGCCAAGTTCCAATGGATACCTGGCAGGATTGTGTTTCGGATGCTGTATGGGCAAGTGTTAGAGGAAGAGACTATTTATTATTGTACATATGGCGATTCGGCTGAAATGACTGTAATTTAAGATGTTATCGGGATATCGTTGCGTTTATGCGAGATTGCGGCATTATTCCTTCCAACTATTCGTTAAACTAGACTTTCGCGAATAGTTGGAGGTGTGCCCCATGTCTGCTGTAAAGCTGCGTAAAATCCTTTCATTGAGTTTTTCCCTGGTTATTGTCCTTTTATTTCCTCTGACCATTTATGCGTCAACCGCTACTCCTTCTGAAGTACGGCCCTCGGGTGCCTACTCGAATTTTGTCGAATCTTTGGATGAGGATGTTTTAATTGCATCACCAAATAATGCAACATCTATGGATGAATGCATGGAATCAGATGCATTTGATATATTAGATGTTCCTACGCTTATGTCATCTAATAATGATACTGTATCCAATTCGGTTGATTATTCTGGTGTACAGATGTGCCTTGCCTATTATGATATGTCGGGCGTGCTGCATCATGTTTTTTCTCAGGTTGATGATGAGGGCTATGCGTCTATTCCTCTCCCATCTAACTATGCTTCTGGATCATGGTTTGGTTTTGTTTTGTCAAAAAAGTCTTTACCTCCTGCTGGTAAATATAATATAAAAGTTCATTTTGGTAGTAATACGTATATATCGTATGGTGGTAGTGCTTTATGGTTTGGGGTTCGTTATAGCAATGTCAATGAGCAATCAACTTCATTTCCTGTTACGGGTACATATAGTTCAGGTGATTTTTATCTTAATTCTAATGTTTCAGTTGGTGCATCTGCTGACCAGCTTAATATTTCTAATTGGCTTAAATCGGATACTGGTACACCTCCTTGGGGTGGTTATGTGTCTATCAGTTTTACGAGACTTTCTAGTGATACGCCAGTTGAGGGTGGTTCTCCTGGGTCAGATGATATTAACCAGGACATTAATCAATCAATTAGTGATAATACAGCCCAGCAGGTCGAACAAGGTGACACAATTATTGAATTGATAAAAAATACGATTCAGACTATCTCCTCTCAGCTTACGGCTTTTTGGAATCAACTTGCAGGTGAATTTACGAATTTATATAATAAAATGTCTCAGCAACATACCGAACAATTGGAAGCTGATCGGACGAACACGGATGATATCATAGCTGCTGATGATGCCAATACTAATAAGGTCACTACTGCTATTGAATCCCATGGAAATTTTATCATTGAGGGTCTGAAGAAACTTTTCATTCCCTCAGACGAATATTTTAAGGCTTATTTTGATGACCTCTATAGCTGGTTCAGTGAAAGGTTTGGGTTCCTCTCCTTCCCTATTGATTTACTATTGGAGGTCATTGATATTTTTGCCAACTCATCTCAGACAGATTGTGTGCTGGTACTCCCCTCTTTTACTATCATGGAAAATCTGTTATGGCCTGAGATGTCGTTTAATCTGACTGAGTTTTTAGATACTAATTTTTCTTTCGTGGTTGTGGCAATTAAGACCGTCACAAGTATTTATTTAGTGATGGCGTTCGTGCAGCTATGTGAGGAAAAATGGAATGAGGTGATGATGAATTGATTCTGGAAAGTGTGTTTGACCTCTTCTCTTCTGCCCTAAAACTGATTTTTGGATGGATTAATCTTCCGGAGCTGCCAGGTGAGATTCAGACAGTAGTGGATTCTCTCTTTCAATATATGCGCGCTGGTCTTGGGTTTGTATTTCTGTTCTTTAATATGGATCTGGTGAAAATCATGTTGCCATTCGTGATTGTTGTAGCGAATTTTGAGAAGGTCTATAAGATTGTGATGTATGTGTTGCGGAAGATTCCTTTCCTTGGGATTGAGTGAGTGGTTGGCATGGCTGCCGGAACCGCACCAGCGGTGCGGTCCGGTAGCCATTACTTGACAGTATAAACACTTAACACTCATTTTTATAAAAACAGGGGGTCATATGGAACTATATAATGTGAAGATAATCACTTATCCTGACCTTACTAAACAATACCGTATCTATCAGAATACGATTGGTAGTGATGATTTAAGTATCCCTGTACGGCCCCGTAATGGGGGTGATCGTAATCCGTTTGATGGTAAAGTGTGTAAGGATATATTGGTTGATATTAAGGATTATAAGAACCATGTGGATGAGGTGAGTATAAAAAGGACAAAGAAAAAAGTCTATGATTATGCTAAATCAAATGAATGGGAATGGTTTGTTACTTTTACTTTCAGTCCTGATAAAGTGAATCGATATGATTATGATGAATGTACAAAGTACCTCAGTAAATGGTTTAATAATCTAAAGCGTTCCTCTCCTGCTCTCTCCTATCTGGTTGTGCCTGAACAACATAAAGATGGTGCATATCATTTTCATGGATTATTTAGTGGGATTAATGAACGTCAGATAGTATGGACTGGTAAGTATGTTGTAAAGAGGGTTCGAGGGCTTAGAAGTAAGTTTGTACGGACGAAAGAAAAGATATATAAAATAGGCAGCTATAAGTTAGGTTGGATGACAGCAACAAAGGTCAGGGAGATGGAAAAGGTCACGTCCTACATAACAAAGTACATTACGAAAGATATGTTAAATGGTCTGCATGGTAGGAAGCGTTATTGGTGTTCCAGGAATTTGGTTTTGCCTTTGGAAGAGGTTTTTACCCTGGATGCTACAGACCGTTTTATCCTGTCTCAGGAACTGGATGACAGTTCAAGGTTCAAAAAGGTTTCGCAAGTATGTTATGGGGACATGACCCAATCAGTTAATATATATGAGGTTTGATATCAGTGTAGCTTATTAATTGTAATCTGTCAAGGAGGTATTCATGTTAAAAAAAATCGTGTTATGGTTCTGTTGTTCTGTAATGTTTTTTTTGGCTTTTGTTTTTGGAGTGTTTCTTTGGTTAATATTTGCCGATACTGAACGTGCCCTTGCTACTATTCCTGTAGATAATTGGTTTGGTTGGTATGGCATTGGTCTTTGTTCTGGATTCTCTTTCCTTGCAGTTTGTTATGTTTTAATGGATGTGGTTATAGATAAAGTTTTTAATAAGTGTAAAAAGACCCAAAAACAAGGTTATGACAAGGATGATTCCAAAAAGGCATAGAATTATGTGTGTCATATCCTGAGTTGCAAATGTAATGAATTTTGTAATTAAGCTTATCATAGTATTCTCCTTCCAGCGGAGCAGCGTGTACTGCTCCGTTTTTTCATGAGTTTCTTTAACCAGTCCTTGAGATAGATGACTTTTCCAACTTACTCTTCTGTTCTGCCCGGTTCTGTTGGGCTTCATAATTCTTAATATAATTATCTAATATGTGATGAATTTGTTCATTTGTACTTCTATGTTCTGCTTCTGCAATCTCTTTTAATTTATCAATAGTTTCCTGTGGTAATCTGACAGTTAGTCTTGGTAAATTTGATGGCATAAAATTCCTCTTTCTTTTATTGACAAAGTGACGTCACCTGTGATAGACTAAGTAACAAGAGGTGACGTCACTTTGTCACTCGTGATAGCGTGGTTGTTGTAGGTGCATTGGTAACCTTCCGAAAATCTGAGTCATTCCGAATAGGTGTAGGGGTACAACTATTTTACCATGATTTCAGATTTTTGTATATTAAGATTTTCCATGGGAAGGGGCTATGAGTATGGAATACATGATTGGAAAAAAATATCCTGCCATAATGAATGATAAGGTTACATGTTTTAGTGTTTTGGAAATTGAGGAGCATGAATGTTTAATTCAGTGGCAGGATGGTGATGTGGAATGGGCCTATATCCTTGACATGAATCGGTGGGTATTAGATTCTTGTCGAGATAAGGAGTAATTGTAAATAAATGTTTTAGTAACAGGTTGAATGGTTAAGGAGGTTAAGTCATGAAAGTACAAGGTGAATTTAAGTTTTTAGGTGTGGAAAAAAGGCAAGGTTTTAAGGACCCGTCCCAGGTATTTTATGTAGCCGGCTTTGCCCAGGGATTGGATTCCCTCCGCTGTTATGTGGATGCGGAGGCATATGGCAGGTATTCCGGTATTGAACCTTATTCCGATGTAACGGCGGAATTAGAATATAACCCGGTATCGGGTAAGGTTGCACTTGTGGGCATTAACTAGAAAGGAGGATTTAAGGTGAAGTTGTATCAGTCTTTAAAGAAGTATGGCACTCTCCCGGTCGCTACTGGTCTTATGGCAGTTTCATCTTTTCCGGCTTTGGCATCTGAAGCCAGTACTGTCACATCCACGGATTGGGCGCCTATCATCACAGCCATGACAGGACAAATATCCGTAACAACCGTGGTCGGTGTGATTGCTACAGCCATAGGCGCTGGCATTGGCCTGGTGTTCATGTGGTGGGGCGGTCGCAAGGCAGTCCGTACCCTTATGGCAGCATTCCGTAAAGGTAAGGTGTCCATGTAGCTCAGGGGTTGGGGGTGGCGGTGGCCACTTCCCTTTTTTTATTTTCTGACAATTTCTTTTTCTCTAGTTGCGGATCGGCTATCTATAAAGGTGAATTGTCAGAATTGTTTGGAGGTTGTTATGTCTTTTAAATGGTATATGGGTTCTCTGGACATTGGGAATGTGTTTAAGGTCTGGAAGTATAACAAAGAGTTCCGTAAACAGCATCCTGAGTATTTTGACCCGGATGGGATTATTGTTTTTTGTGGGATGCAGGGTGCTGGTAAGACAATCAGTGCTGTTCAGTATGTCCAGCGACTATGTGAGTTGTATCCCCAGGTGAAGGTATGTAGTAACATGGATCTGAAACTGCCTGAGGGTATTGAGGTATATCCCTGGGATGGTGTCCACTGTTTCACAGATATCAATAATGGCTATGCCGGGGTGATATACCTGATAGATGAGATACACCTGGAATTTAATTCCCTGGAATCGAAAAAGATGGATAGCAATATCTTCACGGTAGTTTCCCAGCAGCGGAAACAGCGCAAGCATATCGTGGGGACATCCCAGGTATTCAGCCGTATCGCGAAACCGTTCCGTGAGCAATTCCGCTATGCGGTTGCCTGCCGTACCATGCTCCGCTGTATACAGGTTAATGCCCTGATTGATGCGAAAAATGCCCGGGAGGTAGATGGCGAGGTTGTTGCCAGCAGTATTAAACGGTTTTTCTGGTTCCACTCCCCTGCGCTGTATGACAGTTATGATACTTACGCAGTGATGAACCGATACCGGCAGGATTGGGGGTGAGTAGATGCAGGTTGCTATTGGATTATTTGCGGATGTAATTAGGGAAGCCATGCCTTATGCGATTGTCTTTGCCCTGGGACAGCGGATTGTTACATTGTTCCTTGGGATGGCCTTTAGAGGGGATGTGCGCTTATGA